ATGGACGAAGTGATCCGCGATGATGATGAGACTATTAGAATAGTGTACTGTTATCAAAGATTGCTCGATGAGGATGATATACCCGGCATCTACTGCACGATCATGCATCCCGATGTGCCTGACCTTTATGCCAAGCATGAGTTGCTAGATTATGCACATGGCAAGTATCCGTTCGTAATTACCAAGTACGAGCAAACTAGCAAAAGACTTTACTCTTCCCGCTCAATACCTGAACTCGGTGAACCGTTACAACAGGTAATGAAGATAGAGACTGACTCGATGATTGATCGTCAGTCATTGGCAACTTTACCGCCACTCGAACACCCCCTCGGTAGACCTCCAACAAAATGGGGACCGGGGGTTCGTGTTCCGTATCGTACACCTGGCGAGATCCGTTGGGCAGACACACCACGCTTTGATGGCGGTAATGTGGAAGTTCGCAGATACATTCAGGAGATGTTCGATAAATACTTCGGAAACTACGCTCCAGGCGTTGACCAAGTGGAATCACAGAACAAACAGCAAGCGGTAATCAATAAAGTATTTACTCACCTCAAGTATGTATTCGATCAAGTATGGACGCTGTATCAGCAGTATGGTCCCGATGTTGAGTTTTTCCGTGTTACCGGAATGCAGGATGTACAGAAGTTTAATAAAGGCAGAGCAAATGAAAGATTTGACTTCTACTTGCAGTTTGATGTGGCAACGCAAGATCCTGCACAAATGCTAGAGAGGGTAAGAGCAATTGCGGAGCTTGCCCCTGCGCTTGATAGATCAGGCACTTTAGATACCGAAAGACTTTTACAACTTGCAGTAGGACAGATAATGCCTGGTGCATCGGAGAAAATCATCATACCAAAAGAGACTGCATCTCAGAAAGCGGTTGATGAGGAAAGACAGACAATAGCGGAGTTGGTCGCAGGAGTACCTCCGAATGTCCGTCCGCAGGATGCCCATGAAATGAAGATGCAAGTATTTCAACAATGGTTATCACAGCCTGATATTCAACAGAAGGCACAACAAGATCCGGCATTGCAGGAGCGAATTGAGAACTACATGCAACAGCGTCAGATGCAGATTGTACAGAAGCAAAATGCTGTCATTGGAAGACTCGGTGCGGCACCTACGCAATTTGGACAAACCGCTCAGACAGAAGCGGCATAGAAAGGGACATATATTATGCCAATGGTAGGTAAGAAAAAATTCGGTTACGGCACAAAAGGTAAAGCGGCGGCTAAAGCTTACGCAAAGAAGACCGGAAAGAAAATGGTTAAACGCAAGAAGAAATGATCACCTATCGTGGCGAGAAATTTTCTTCATATAATTCTCCGAAGCGAACCCCAGGTAAGTCCAAGAAGTTTGCTGTTCTTGCCAAGGAGGGCGATAAAGTACGCCTTGTCCGATTCGGTGACCCCCACATGTCTATCAAAAAGAATATACCCGCACGGCGTAAATCCTTCCGAGCAAGACATAAGTGCGATGAAAAGAAGTCTAAACTGACCGCAGGGTATTGGTCCTGTAAGAAATGGTAGCGAAGAAAAAAACGAAGTCCCGCGTAAACGAGGCGGGCAACTATACAAAGCCTACCATGCGTAAGAGGTTATTTGAGAAGATTAAGCGTGGATCAAAGGGCGGTAGAGCAGGCCAATGGTCAGCACGCAAAGCACAAATGCTTGCAAAAGAATACAAAGCGAAAGGTGGAGGTTACCGCTAATGCCACTCAAGAAGTCACAGAAGTCCCTTAATCGATGGACTAAGCAGAAGTGGCGCACCGCATCAGGTAAGAAGTCATCCGAGACAGGCGAGGTCTATGCACCCGCCAAAACAATTAAGAAGCTTAAAAGCTCAAAAGCGGGCAGGGCGAAACTTGCGGCGGCAAACAAAAAGAAAAGAGCCGCAACGAGCAAAGGTAAGCAATACGCCAAGCACGGCCTGCACAAAGGTAAAAGGAGGTAGCATTGAAAACTAACCACGAACTCGATCATGAGGATACGATTAGAGCGCTGTCCGCTCTCAAGAACGACCCTAACTTCAAGCGATATATTGAATTGCGTGAAAGTATGCGTGAAGAGACTATCAGGGCGTTGCAGACTCCGGAGATCATCGCAGACACAAACAGACACTTTTATATCACGGGAAAACTCGAAGCCATTGACGAGGAACTAGACACCTTCTACAAACTTTAGCTCGTTATTCGGGGTTATTACCCTCTGCGTCTTGGGGTGGCGCAGGGGGTTTTTTATTGCCTTTGTCAAGACAATTTACTACATTGTGCTACACTAGGCTACGACCTTGAATATATATGGAAACATTAACAGAAGAGGTTATCTCGGAGTCCTCTGAAAATTCCGTGAACACAGAAACGCCCGTGGATGGCAATGTATCAATGGCAGAGTTTGCTGATCAATTATTGAAAAGTAAACAAACCCAAGATGCGGAACCTGAAGCAAGCACCGAGGAGACGGACGAACCCGCTGAAGAAACTGCGGAAGTTGAGGAAGTCGCCGAGGAAACACAGTCTGCTGAAGATGTGGAAACGGAGGATGATTCATCGCCGCCCCCACAACCTTCGGATGTTCTTTCAAAGTATGGTATCGACCTGGATAACTTGTCCGAAGAGGAAAGTCGCGAACTAGCGAAATCGCTGAACGCATCTGCGGTTAAACGGTTTGGTAGACTTACCGCTCAGAAGAAAGCACTACTTGCGGAAAATGAAGCATTGCAAGCTCAAGCAGAGCAGGCACAGCAAACGCAAGTTGGCGAAGTACCTGAGTACCTCAAGGATAATGCTCTGCATAATGTTACAGATGAGCAGGGACTCGCGAAAGAAGTCGAGAATCTAAACACTCTTATAGAGTGGGCAGAGGATGGAATGGACAATGAGGTCCAATATGACGACAACGGAAACGAGTATATCCTAAAGGATGGAGACAAGACTTACACCAAAGCTGATCTGCGGAGAATACGATCCAATGCGAAGAAGATAATTCGCAAGGATGCTCCCGCAAGGCAGGCATGGATTAAGGAGCGTCAGGCATCAGATCAACAAGCAGTCGAAACTTTCCAATTCTTAGGGAATCCGGAGAGCGATGACTACAAGTTGTTTATGAGCGTGAAGCAGTCAGCACTCTACAAACCATTGGTCGATCATTTACCAAACTCTAACTTCGCCCTGGCACTCATGGTCGAAGGATTGAATGCGGTAAATGCGAGGCAGTCGCAGGCGGCAAAACCGCCACCCAAACCCAAAGCACCCGTGGCATCCACGGAAGCAGGAACGGCAAGGGCAAAGACTCCTCAATCAAGCAAGCTGAAGGCTGTGGAAGCGGCGAAGAAGAAATACGAAGCTTCCGGGTCAATGGCAGACTATCAACAATATTTAAAACTTAGAAAATCTTAGGAGGAAAATAAAAATGGCTAAAGCCGCTTCTTATAACACCGCCGGGAACCGCGAGGACTTAACGGATGTCCTCACAATTTTGGAGCCCGAATCTACGCCATTCGTAAGTATGGCAAAAAAAGCCGCCGCATCAGGCACATTCTTTGAAGTACAAGTCGATGACTTGGCTGTTGCTTCATTCGATGGTGTCAATGAAGGCGAAGATGTTACTAGCTTTGACAACAAAGCCGCTAACCGCGCTCGCATTGGAAACTATGTGCAGAAGTTCCGCAGATCATACGCTGTATCCGACATACAAGAGTTGGTAGACACAGCCGGAGTTGCATCCGAGTTTGCAAATTCCGAGGCTAAAGCAGTTCGCGAAATCAAGCGCGACATGGAAGCCGCAGTATGTTCATCACAGGATCGTCAAGCAGACTCCGGTTCCGGTTCACCATACAAAACCCGTGGAATGTTTAAGTTCCTTGGTCTTGGTGGTCAACCATCCGACATTCCTGCCGCTTTCCAAAATGTTGCTAACGACACAACCGGAACGCAAACAGAGACTACCTTCAACAGCGTTCTTCAGGAACTCTACGAAGCCAACGGAATGCCAGGCGGACAACTCACCTTAATCGCAGGTCCAACTCTTAAGAAAGAGATTAGCGACTTTGCTCGTCAAGAAGGTTCAACAACTGCATTATCCTTTCAAGTTACTCAGCCTGCTGAGAGCAAGAAAATCACCTTGTCTGTAAATTTCTACGAAGGTGACTTTGGTAATGTTGCAATCGTACCTAGCACTCTTTTAAATCGTACAAGTGGTTCTTCCACTATCGACAAAGATGCCGGACTCCTTATCGATCCTGAGTATGTGGCAATCCACACCTTGAAAGCTGAGTCTAATTCTGAGCTTGAGAATCAAGGTGGTGGAAGACGCGGCTTCTGCGATGTTATCGCCGGACTCGCCTGCCACAGCCCGAAAGCTCACGGTTACTTTAACTAATCCTTAAACAGAGGAACATTAATTATGTCAGAATTAAGTAACAACGAAGCAGGACGCGGTTTCACACATGTTTACACCGCAACCTATGAGGACCTACAAACTATCGGTAATGGTGGCCAAGCTACTATCGCAACCATCCCTGCGGGTGGTGCCGTTGAAATGGTAGGAGTTTACGAATCCGAAGCGTTTGCAGGAACAACATCTCTTGTTATCGATGTAGGAACTTCATCCGGAGATCCTGATGAGTTTATCG